ATGACTTCCATATCGAGAACAATTCCGGAGAATGGTGCTGTTGTGCTTGGCCCACTAATTCTGATGAGCATCTGTATGGGTATTCCAGCCCCAACTTTCCGACCTATGAGGAAGCTCTTCAGGACTGCTACCAGGGTCTAAAAAGGATTCTTCAGGAGTCTGGTGCTACTGCTCTTCCCCTACCTAGTGCTTACCTCCCTATGGGAGATTAATAACACTGGTTTTAGAAACGTGGCCGCAAATGAAGCGGCGCTTGTTTACTTAGCCCTCTTGCTGGCTCTACTCTTCTTGGCGGGAACATTCTTAACCGCAGCTGGAACTGGGGATTTATGGGTTTTCCTACCATCAAATTCTTGGACAAACGTCTGGAACGGCGAGCCCGTATAGGGGTCAAATCTGCTTGCTACAGCAAGCGCTTTATTCACGGCCATCTTTGCCTGTGGTATGGCGAGCTGCTTCTTGCCGCCAGTTATTGCCTGAAGCGCCCCTAGGGCGTAGGAAGAGCCGGTACCGATTGCATATATTCCGTTGGTGTCACTCGTCCAAGAATAATCCCCATCAATAATGTAAAGAGTTCCATGAATAATCGTGATTATCTGAGATGAGTGCTCGGCGATATGGTCGCTGGAATCTCTTTCCGGTAGCGCATATCCCTGCTCTTCGAAACAGGCCCTGAGAGCTGGAACAAACTGACGGGTGATGAACTGGTCTAGTTTCTTTCCATAGGCGGTCGCTGCTGGCGTAGGAGGGGTAAAGGCGTGATGTAGGATATTTATTGCGCGGACATCTCCGGCAGCACCTAACACATACTTGCCGTTTGTTGCCAATTTGGATGTTCCGGCCCCCAAAGTTGTTATTTGATACGCCATCCCGGAGTCATCAAATGAGGAAATTCTGCTATCCGTGCCTACTACAGTAAAACCATCCCCCTGAACCCCAACGACCGTTGTCATAATTAGACCCCATATTCCTTACCCCTGAACATCATCCAGCCGTCGTATATCGGTGCTACCTCATAGCAGAACTTATGCTCTCCTGAGTCCTCAAACGTGACTACTCCAATACCCTGCTGCCAATTCTCATGACGGGTGAGTGGTCTTCCGTCCAGGTCTACGCCGCCCTTGGTCGACGGAATGGCACCATCTATCCTTGCTAGGCACCCTGGAGATGCGGCCATTATCGTCCGGGGACCATCAAAATCTTCCCTAGTCTTAAAGGCTGTCTCGATGCGATGAATGTGTCCGTATATCACCGAGGTCTTTTCAGCATTTAGATATACATGGGCTGTTGAGCCAGAAGACTTAACCCTGTCACCGTGGATAATCCGCAATTTCTTATTTATCCAGTAATCGGCGGCCGGATATCCCGGGAAGTACTCAACGCAATATTCCTCCATCCTGCATAGGTATGGAATAGAAAGTACCGGCCATGATTCTGGTGAATTGCCCTTCCTTAGACCATACGCGGCCACAGCATTCTGAACAATGTATTTCGGCATGCGCTCTTCGTGGTTTCCTGCCAACCAAATTATTCTGGCATGTGGCGCAGCGTTGCGCATCTGGGCACAAAACATTGTTGCCCTGTCAATAGATGCCTGAGTTGTTTGAGCGTAGGCGGGATACGTGATGTATTTACCCATCTCGGGAAGGTCAAGGTTGTCTCCAACACAGACAATCAACTCGGGTTGTATATCTTCAATCAGGGCAATCAGGATGTCTAGGGCCTTTTCGTCGTGCGTTGGCTCAAGAGTTCCGTCGAAATTGCGGTAATAACCTATTTGTATATCAGGTGTGACTATGCACGTTTTGAAGCCCTTAGTCTGCTTCGATTTTGTCTTTGTCTTTTGTATTTGTATGGAAGGGCCCTGTTGGACAACTGGCCACTCTGGCCCACTCTCCCACTTGGGGCTGAATTGTATTGCAGTCAGGTCCTGTACTTCAGCTTCCCCCAGGTCATTCTTGATAATGGATTGATAGACGGATACTCGCTTAATCTCACCAATCTCGTCCAGACTGATGTTTTTACGCTCGAGCATGTCCGCTATTGCGCCGAGGATTTTCTTCTGTTCCTCAGCTCTACGCTTTTCCCCTGCAATCTTGTTAAGAGTGGATGCCAGCTTGGTGTCCTTATTTGTCTTATTTGTCTTATTTGTGGCCATCAGCCGTTCTCCTTCAAACAATTGTCAATAGTTTCCCTAATACAGCAGGACGTTTCTGGGTTTTTAAAGCACTCGCGTTTTACCCCAATTACGTCTCTCCCCACGGAGAGATTGCTTGCAGCGAGCGCCCTGGCTATCGACATTGTCGTTGCGTCGCTAGTCATGGCAATTATTAGGGCATCTGAAGTCTCTTTTTCCAAAGACTTAACTATTGAGCCAATTTTGCAATTCTTTTTTGAATTACCACTGATTGCTTGAAGCAATGCGTTTCGTAATGCATCTGTTTCCACCAGGACCCCCGGAAGTTGTAGATGTTGTAAACGCGAGTAGTCCACACGCGCGTCTACGGATGATACTACACTATGGCAACATAGGGATGTAGGAGCGACCACATGGGGAACGACAAATCAGCCGCAGTGAGAAAAGCGCTAGAAGAATCCCTGCCGGTTGAGATGGTCGACCAGGTCCTAAAAACTCTCGATAAACAAAAGGTATTTAGGTACCACAATGAAGACGATATAAATCTCGTATCGACAAATGGGAGGGTTCTGATTGCCCTCCTTGAAGATAGCACGATGACGCAAAGGGCACTGTCGGTTTATCTGGGACTAAGCGAAACGATGATTGATAAAACGCTTAAAACCCTTATGGGTAAAGGGCTTGTTACAAAGACAAAAATACAACGACAAAATACCTACGAAGTCAATATCGAAAAACTGAAAATCCATCCTGATATACATCACCTGGAAGGCGTTATATCGGACATATTTAAGGTACGCAGGGTTGTCGAGGAAGAGCCTTTCTAGGTATATTCCTCCCAAATGACAAACACCTGCAAGCACAAATTTTCATTTAAAAAAGATTCTTCTACGCACTACGTTTTACAGTACGTAAAGTGGAAGGGGGGGATGGCGGATGTAAAAGACGCTGCTTCCCTGTTCAGGGGGAAAGTTCAGGACCAATCAAAGGCAAAAAGGTCTGCCGAGGTTCTCGTCAAAGATGGATGCTTAATCCCGGTCTCTGGCGATATACACGCCATCACGCTCAAAGGTCTGGAAATTCTTCAATATTTTGTCCAGATGAATCCCTCCCGGAAGGAAGGCCGAGGCTAACTAGCCACGCGCTGAAGACTTCATCTTTTATCGGCATGACCCAAATTTGGCAAGAGTCAATATCTTTCTTGTTTCCAACAAGAGTCCAGCAAACTTCCATCTCGGACTCAGCCCTACATGAGCCCACGTTGCACTCAAGGCCGAATCTCATCATAAACCACTGAACTAAACAGCCATAGTCTTTTTCATAACATTCGCCGTCTTGTCCGCAGGGGCAAAATACAGAGTCAACAATAATTTCAGATTTCTCTATTTTTAGACTGACGATATGCCCATCTCGGTGCCACATCATTTCGTCAAGTGCCATTAAATCAGCCTTTGGATAAATCTAAAAAAATAAGCGTATCCCTTTACAGGCCGCTCTTAGCACTAAGTTAGCACTATTTATTCATCCGTAGTGCTACTCATCATCTGCGGTTTTACGAGTCTTTTTTCTTGCAACTTCTTCGTCGGAGACGGCACCCTTTTTATCAAAACGGGAGAAAACTGCGTTTATTTCGTTTGAGGTAAGTTTTCCGTCATCAAGGAAGGCCCTCGATAGACCCTCAACCACGGTAGCAACTCCAGCAATTCCTGCCATAAGTATCGCTTTTGCCATACTTACGCCGGCAACCGCACCCGCTCCTACTACGCTTAGACCTGACGCGGCAAACGTCGCCAGCATTCTGAGAAGGATATTAGTAAATGCCCGGCTTTTCACTCAGCCTTTGATTCGGCCGCCGCCGCAGGCTCCGGAGACTCCCCCTCCGCACCCTCAGCAGCCTCTGCTACTTCTTTATCCGCCTCTACGGCTGAAGAATCAGTATCGGGGGCGCTGACCTTTGCTTTTCTTGGCTTAGATGCCGTTGAAGCAGGAGATTTAACTCCTTTTCTTTTGGCTGCTCTATCTTCTGGTGTTAGCTTTCTCATGTCACAATACCTCTGAATCTTCTGTTTTGGTTTCTACTGCTTCTTCGACTGTTTCCTGTGAAGCGAGTTCTTCTTGTTTTGGCTCCTCTACAACCTCGGGAGCAGTTTCTTGAAGGGTAACTAAGAATGTTGGTGTTTCCGACTTTTTGGGCCTGCCGCGCTTTGGTGAATTTGCAGAATCGGCAGCAATTTGTTTTGCCAGTTCATTGAGAACTGCTTTTCTTAATGGGCTTATTCTGTTGTCGCTCATTTTGGAATCTCCTGCGCTTTGGGAATCGTTGCTTCTACGCATGTTATGGAGCAGTACATCAGGCAATTTTCCGCCAAAACGTCGCCTTTTATGCGTACCATTCCTCTAACAGTCTTCTTTCCACAATTATCGCATTTACAATACGCTCCGGCAGAACCTACATACTTGATAAGTGTTCCGTATAGTGCAGGGTCTAGCATTACCTGCTTTGGGGCTTGTGTTGGTGGCTGTACATTTCTCTTTTTTGCGGCCATAGCAATTTACTTAAACCTTTTTAGTAAATTTCCCGCGCGCGTGGTCGGCTATGTGTTCATCAAGTTTCAACTCTGTTCTGTCAAGGCCTTTCTCGACCCTGTCGATGGAGCGACCAAGATTTTTTCCTAGCGCAGATATTTCGCGCATGACCGTGTCGTGGTCAGATTTGTTTTCTTTACGGTTTTTACGTGTTTGTATTAAGGAATCGGCAATTCCTCCTACGGCCGTAATTGCAGCAGCTATAACAACACCCTCAAATAACATTTATGCCTCGCCGGGCTTGGGGAGTGCTCTCCATGCTGCTTCAAACTTTGCGGCATCATTGGCCATCTCTGGTGATAGTTCTATGTGCAACCACTTGCCGCCTTGCGAACCAGCGTTGTCTTTGGCGTCATAAATTTTTACGCCTTTTTCGCCTTCACCGCGACTACAGCGATACCCGCGACCCCAGCCCGGCTTCTTATCATTTACATTTGAGTCATACGCATAATCGTGTACTTCCTCAATGCCGAGTTCCTTCGTGTATTTCATGAACCAATCCCATGCCTCAACAGCCTTCTTACGGTCTGTATAACCCATATCGATTGCCCTGCCCGTTGCATGAACGCTCAGCCACTTTGGGTTATTTGGGTCTTTGTCGGCCGCAGGATTTCTCATGCGCCTGTTGACGTAAATCCCCAAATTAGAAAAGCCCCACCTCTTCTTACAGAGCTCTAGAAGCTTCTCGGTGCCGGGCTTGGCGCCATTACCGTTGCCGTCAGAATTTCCCGTGTACTTACGTGGCATATTTATTGCCTCCTAAATGAAGCGGAACAACCAAAGTATTGTACCCCAACTGATAGTCAATAAATAAAAAGGATTTATAAATTGATGATTTTTTAGACTCTATCGACCGCAAAAAATAGTTGTCGAATCACAATGTTTAGTAGATATCGGTAGTAATTCCGACCGAAGAAAATCTGTTTTTACTCAGTCCGAGCTGAGCAGTTTATATACATAGTGAACAGCCGTCGCAGATATGGTTATCCACATTGCGACGGCCTGTGTTGTGCCAGAAAGTGTGACAATCACAATTATGCTCCCGGCTAGCGTCCACGCTAAGTCGGCAGTTATGTCCCATATTTTTCTGAGAAAATTCATCGTTTTCTCCACCCCCGGCGTCTTCCAGATGTTTTAGCTTTTTTAGATGATTTACTATCCCCAGGACCAGTAGGCGAATCTCCACCGCCGCCCCCACCGCTACCGCCGCTACCGCTGCTCGGCTGTGATGAACTGGGCGAGGATGAAACTACGGAACCTGTAGTTATTACTGATGTAGATAATACAACACCAGCAGCAAGCACGACTCGACGTGTTCCGACATCGACTACTGAACCCTCGGGGACATATGTATCAAATCCGTCACCATAAACGTCGATTGATTCTTCAAAAGCAGATTTTATTTCATTATCTGCCGAACTTAGAACTTCTGACAATTTGGTTTTATCTTCTTCTGTTAGTTCTACGGTGTTAATTGAGTCAAATATTTCAGATGCCTGTTCTTGGGAAATAGATTCCAATACTTCTGGAGATGTTGCCAGCTCTTGAGCTATTTCTGTATCTATTTCTCCGGACTTAACAAGAGCATCAATCGCTGCAACAATCTGTTCTTCTGTTGCCTCACCACTTGTCAAAACGTCAACAAGTTGTTCTGCCACCTCTGCAGTTATCCCAATATCACCAGAAGCAATAGCGTCAACTACTGCGTCAATGACTTCTGGAGTTACTTCTCCATCTAGTACTTCAGATAGATTCTCAGTTGTTACTTCAACTACTTCATTATTTTCATCCTGCGGCGCTTCATTTTTCTCGTCTGGCGCTGGTTCAGGTACCGTTGTTTCAGTACCTTGGATTCCCTTTGCTCCATCCATTTCCTCCGGCTGGGTTGTAGTTGGTTCAATAATATCTGGAGGAATTGTGGTGACTGCGACAACTATTGTTGTAGTAGCTTCTGGTTCAGTAGTTGAAACAATTTTCTCTATGGTTGTAGTTGTTTCTGGATAAACAAAAGTTGTAGTTGTTTCTGGGTCTGGTGGCTCAGGTTTTGGTTCAGTAGTGCTAGTGCTAGTGGTACTGCTGGTAGTGCTAGTACTGGTGGTAGTGCTAGTGCTGGTAGTGGTGGTAGTGCTGGTAGTGCTAGTACTGGTGGTAGTGCTAGTGCTGGTAGTGGTAGGTGGAATGGTAGTTGTGGTAGTGGGCGGAGTAGGGTCAATCACCACAGCATCAACAGTTGCTTGGGGTCCGTACATACAGGACCCAGCACCCTCTCCGACGCATGGGGCCGTCCCTGCCTGAATCTTAAATCTCACTGGTCCGTATCCAGTTGTTCCAGGCCACATCCACGGGCCGAGGCTGTATGAAGTATTTACGGCGTATGTCCACACTCCCCAACCACCAGCTTCTACCCCATCAACGAGGTCATAAAATAAAATGTTGTACATATATGGGGCAGTGTTGCTTGGTGTTGGGGCGTTCCAACTCAAAACAACATTTCCATCGTTGTCTGCTACCGCTGTGAGATTTTGAACAGAGTTAAAGTATGGCGCTATCGTTGTAGTTGTAGTACTGGTAGTAGTCGTGGTTGGTACAACGACAGTCTTCGTAAAAGCAGAGGCGGGAACTACCTGCCACCCCGAACCTATATCCCAGTAGAGAGTCGTATTGGCTCCGCCACCATTTTCGTAATACCAATATGTGATTGGCTTGGAAACTCCAGCGCTAAAAGAAACGTACTGTGACGGGTTGCCCCAGCCGCCCTTGTCAACCCAGTTGTTGTCTATCAAAACATTGTCTATATAGAGTTTGGTTCCGTCATCCGCAGCGGGCAAGAACCTAAACGAGCCAGTCACGGGCAGGGTTATGTGACCTTCATACTTAACAATAAAGTCTTCGTACATGTTGAACAGCGGTGCATTGTCAAAGTTCTGATTAATCTGAGTGAGAGTGGTGGTTCCAACGACCGGGCGACCGCTGACCGTGGGGAGTGGAGGCGAATTGTTGTAGCCAAAGTTGTTGTAAACGGTTACACTAAGTCCTGGTTCGGCTTGGGCAGAAATACCGCCAATTCCTACCATAGGCGAAATAAATGAGCCGCCAATCGTCGCAAGTAAAATCCAGCTGCCACTTCTGCGGCGAAGTTTCCCGGGGGACATAGAAACCTCCTGAATTTAAATCTTACCACTTATTAAAAACTTCTAAATTTAACGCTTTGTGATAAAATTCAAGGTGGCGAAGGAGAATTCATGAATACAAAATTCGCAAAAGAAGCAGCAGAGAGGGCAGTAAGAACTTTCTTCCAGGGATATCTGGCTTACTGGATGGTAAATGGGGCGGATTTTGACAGCCTGATTGCAGGCGACAGCTTAAAGGCTGGAGTCGTTGCCCTTGCGCTATCAGTAGCCATGAGCCTTGGTTTAAAAAACGTTGGGCCAAATAAAGGCTCAGCGAGCGCCGTCTGATTATTCCTAAATCAAAAGGCATTCCTCATCTACAATAATTTCATGCGTTTCTAGCAGCAGAGGAGCTGGCCAAACATGCTTTCAGGCGTTTACAACATAACCTGCGAGCAGGGAGCTACGTTCGTAAGGCTGATTGAGCTTGAGTATCCAGACCCACTAGAACCAGATGTGTATCTAGATTTTGACCTATCTGGATTTACCGCTCGTCTTCAGGTACGTCGAACTATAGAAAGCTCAACATTTTTTGTTGAACTAACGTCCGAAAATGGTGGGATAGAAATGCAGCCGGGTGGAATATTAAACGCAATGCGTGTATATATGGATGACGAACTTACTTCAACAATTCCATCTGATGGTGTTTATGACTTAGAAATAGAGTCGGCGGCCGGGGAAGTGTCAAGAGTTATAAGAGGAACATTTACTCTATTGCCGCAGGTAACACGATGAGCAACGTTCCCAACAATGTAGTCATAGTTCAAGATGTTCCCAATCAGGTAATAGTCAACCAAGACGCACCGAATCAGGTAGTCGTCAGAACTGGCGGACAGGCTGGAAACACAAGAAGACATACTCATTCGCAGGCAATGGCCTCTACTGAATGGGTGATTAACCACACGCTCGGAGGGAAGCCATCCGTTACTATCGTCGATTCTGCAGATACGGTAGTAGTTGGTGAGGTAACATATAACAGTAATTCGCAAGTGACGGTAACGTTTACTGCGGCTTTCTCCGGATATGCATATCTAACATAAAGGCGAGGCCAAATGGCGACTAAATTCGTAACAAACTTAGACCTCGTACAGAATCAAATCCTCAATGGTCGGTTTGAGTCTGTCGCCAGTGACCCAGAATCTGGCAACTTTGAAGGTCGCCTAATATACAACAGCACCGAAAAGACAATAAAAGTCTACACCGGTTCTGCATGGAGAAAGATGCTCCATGGTGTCTCTATCGCTGGTGATTCTTCTTCTGCTCTAAGCGTTTCTGAGTCAAATGGCGCTATTACCCTTACGCCAAATCTAGCAACCGGTTCAGATGACGGAGTTATGTCCGCAGAGGACAAGGCAAAGCTTGATGCCGCAACAGCCTCCGATTCGATAAGCACCCTGGTCATTCGTGATGCCAACGGAAGATTTCAGGTTGCGACTCCTGTAAGCGGCCTCGACGCTGCAAACAAGTCTTATGTTGACTCTGCCCGCACTGGCCTAGACGTAAAAGCATCTGTCAAGGTTGCTACCACTGGTGCTATCACTCTTTCTACTGGCCTCGAAGCTGGCGATACAATTGACGGTTACACGCTTGTTGCAGGTGACCGTGTTCTTGTAAAAAACCAAGACACCCCATCCGAAAACGGTATTTATGTAGTCGCTGAGTCTGGAGCACCAAGCCGTTCCGACGACGCTGATTCTTCTGCAGAAGTCACTCCAGGGCTATTCACCTTCGTCGAGCAAGGTACTATCAACGCTGACTCTGGATGGGTTCTGATTACAGATGCACCAATTACTCTCGGCACAACCGGTCTATCATTCTCGCTCTTTTCCGTTGCTGGCAACATTCTGGCGGGCGATGGCCTCCTAAAGACGGGAGACGTTCTTTCTGTTCGCGTTGATGATGATGCGGCAAGCCCAACTCTCGAGATTTCTAGCGACAGGTTGCGCATCGCATCAACTGCTGCAGGTAGCGGTCTAAGCGGTGGCGGCGGTAGCCCGCTTGCGGTTAATGTCGCTGCTGCTGGCGGTATAGAAATATCGTCAGACAACTTACAAATCAAGGTTGACGGCGCAGTTAATGGACTAGAGACAACATCGAACGGCCTACATCTAAAGTCAAATATGGCTGGCACAGGCCTTACATTTACTGCCGGCGTTTTGTCTGTCGACGCAATCGACCTCGACTCGTCAAGCGGTGGGGGCGTAACAGGGCTACTGCCTATCGCTAACGGCGGTACAAATGCCTCGACAGAGTCGCAGGCTCGCACAAATCTTGCCGCTACTTCGCCAACTGGTGCAAATACCAATACGCCAGTACTTGCCCGCGTAGCCTCTAAGGTAATCGGAGATGGTGCAAGCACCTCATACGCAGTGACCCATAATTTCGGAACTAGAGCAGTTGTTGTTCAGGTGTTCGATTCTTCCTCGTATGATACCGTAATTGCGGACGTAGTTCGCACCACAACAGATTCAGTAACTGTGACGTTTTCTTCCGCTCCGGCATCAAACGCTTTTACGGTTGTTGTAACAGGCTAAGGTTTACATAGCACCTCGAGGGGTGCCCAAATAGAAATCAGTTGAGGCTGGGTTCATGACAAGATTCGTAGGCACACCACTACGTGGAATTGAATTTTCATCTCCCAGTGACGAAGCGCTCTCTGCTCGTGTTGTAAGTGACGGCGTTGCACGGATTAGAATTGATGCCGGTGGCCGAATTACCTGGTCTAGTGGTTCTGCGACTGGCGACGTTAATCTGTATCGCGATAGCGCAAATACTCTTAAATCCGATGACAATTTTGTCGCTGCTGGCGGAGTAACAACATTTACAACAAACGGTGTCCCAGCAGCTGCAAGTCCTGACGGCACTATTGCTGTTGACACAACTAATGATGTTTTCTATTACAGAAGCGGCAGTGAATGGCTGCAAGTGTCTTCTGGTGCGAGTGTTGTTATCTCTCCCACAGAACCCGCCGGTGCATCCTCTGGGGACCTGTGGTTTGACTCGGATACAGAAGTTCTCTACATTCTTAATGGGGCGACGTGGGTTAGCGTCAGTGGTTCGCTCACCCTTTCCGAACTGGACGACGTTTCAATCACCGCACTCGAGGTTGGGCATGTTCTCAAGTATAACGGTACCAACTGGGTTAACGACCTAGAGGCAGGGTATAACAACGCTCACACTGAAATCATTGGTGACGGCACAACGACACTGTTTGTGCTCACTCATAATTTTGGGACACGTGACATTTTTGTTCAATGCCGCAACAATGCTTCGCCATATGAAAACATTAACGTTCGCTGGGAAGCAACAACCGAAGACACGGTCACCCTTGACTTCTCTGTAGCGCCTTCAAGTAACGCAGTACGAGTCAATATCTATGCGAGTGTCGGTGTCGTTGGACCAAGCGCATACTCGCAAACAATTGGCGACGGAACCAATGTCGACTATGTCATTACGCACAACATGCAAACCCGCGATGTTGTCGTGTCGGCACGGAATACTTCATCCCCGTACGAAGTCATTGACATCAACTGGGAGGCAACAAGTACCAACACAATTACTGCTAAGTTTCAGACACCTCCATCGAGTAACTCAATCCGTGTATCTGTTTACGCAGCCGCTGGTGTGGCTGGCGTAACAACTATCCAAGGTACAGCAAACGAAGTAGAAGTATCGAGTAGCACTGGTGGCGTAACCGTTGGTCTCCCAACAAATGTCACGGTCTCTGGTTCAATGTCCTCATCGACACTATTTGTTGATTCGATTGAAGTCGATACAACTGGTGCGACGAACGGTCAGTTCCTTGGCTTTAACGGCACAAAGTTTTTACCAACAGCAATCCCGACAATCAATACTCTCGATGATGTTGGCGACGTAACCATTACGTCGGCTGCTTCGGGTCAATTCCTTAAATGGAATGGCACCGCATGGGTAAACGATGCTATTGACTTGGGAACTGACACAACAGGAAATTATGTAGGAGATGTAACTGGCGGTACTGGCGTCACCGTCACACACACCCCGGGTGAAGGCTCTAGCCCAACTATCGCAATTGGTCAGGCCGTTGGAACTGCAGATAATCCTACTTTTGCTGGAGCGACTCTCGGCAATATAAGAGTTGGCGTTACTGATGACTCTACAATTGACACAACTAGTGGTGGAATTAACATAGGTCGTGCTTCATTTGAAACTCCACCTAATGGTGGAATTAACATATGGCCAGTACTTAGGGTTAACGCTGGTGCTGTCACTGGGGGACACGTTGGTATCTTTGGTGGCGAAGCGAACACCTCAGATGGGTCTGGCGCAGCACAGGGTGGCAGTGTAACTATTCTTGGGGGGTGGGGGGCTGACAGTTCGACATCAAATACAGGCGGTAGCGTTTTTATTGATGCCGGTCGAGGCTTTTCCGGGGGCATTCCGGGGTCAATAACCACTGACGGAAACATTTATATCGGCGATTACGACGCTGAAGCAGTGTATATTGGACGAACTGGTAAAACGACTACTGTCAATGGAAACTTGACCGTTTCTGGTAACCTTACGGTCTCTGGAACAACTACTTCAATTAATACTGAAACACTGACAATTGATGACAACATCATTGTTCTGAACAACAATGCGACCGGTGCACCTTCTCAAAATGCCGGAATTGAAGTTGAACGCGGTTCTTCAGCGAATGTTGACCTTCGTTGGAATGAATCAACAGATAAATGGCAATTCACCAACGACGGAACAACATATAAAGACCTTGGCTCGGGTGGGGTTACAGTCTCCGACACAGCACCGTCGTCACCAGCGGCGGGGGATATGTGGTACGAATCAGATACTGGCTCTCTCTATGTTTATTACGACTCATTCTGGGTAGAAATCGGTCCAGGTGCTGTCTATGACCAAATCATCGGGTCGATACAAGCCAAGGGTGATTTACTTGTTGGTACAGCATCACAAACGATTGGTCGCGTTGCGGTCGGTTCAAACGGTACACGCCTAACAGCAGACAGTTCTACCTCGACTGGTGTCGCGTGGGTAGCTGACTCTACAAATACGGTAATTGACGCCAAGGGCGACCTTCTTGTTGGTAGCGCTGCGGATACTCTAGTTCGTCTTGCTGCAGGTTCTAATGGGCAGTATTTAGTTTCCGATTCCAGTCAGGCTTCTGGTGTTGGTTGGGTTAGTCAGAATACTCGTAATTTACTATATAACGGTGCGATGCAGGTATCGCAACGAGGAAACTCGGCTACTTTTATTAGCTCAGGGAGTAATTATTTAACAGCAGACAGATGGGCTGTTGGCGCAAGTTCTCTTGGTACATGGACTCAAGAAGTTGCTTCTGCTTCTGATGATTTCCCGACTGGTTCTGGTTTTCGCAAATCACTCAAAATGACTTGCACGACTCAAGATGCGTTTCCCTCTAGTACAGACGTAATGCTAATTCAACAAAAACTTGAAGGTCAGGATTTGCAGTCCATTTGCAAAGGAACGTCGTCTGCGCAACAACTAACCGTTTCATTTTGGGTTAAGTCGGGCCTTACTGGGACATACATTTGTGAGTTGTATGACATTGACAACACTCGCCAAACGAGCAAGGCATACACGGTAAATGCCGCAAATACTTGGGAATTTAAAACACTGACGTTTGCTGCGGATACAACTGGTGCTTTTGATAACGACGCAAACGGGTCAATGACTATGATGTTTTATCTTGGTACGGGTGCGAGTTGGCAAAGTGGCAGTTTGCAATCGTCATGGGCTTCTGCATCAACCGGAAATCGTGCAGTAGGACAGGTCAACCTCGCTTCGGGGCAAAATGCTTCTGTCAACTATTGGCAGATTACTGGTGTTCAATTAAATGTTGGGCCAGTAGCAGCACCGTTTGAGCATAAGTCATTCGGAGAGGAACTAGCACTCTGCCAGCGATACTTTGAAGCACAAGGAACCCTAGCCGCATCTGGCGATTACCTGTTCGTCAATTCCCTCTATATCGCAAGCACAACTTGGTTCCTCAATGTGCCTTTCAAGGTGACTAAGAGAGCCACACCCACTATCACAGTTTATACTTTTGGCACTTTTCTTGGCGTTGATAGAACTTTCAAAGATGGTTTCAATGCGTTTTGGTCAAGCAACGGCGTGATGTACGGATTCACCGCATCGGCAGAACTATGACTTACCGAATCAAACAAAACGAAGCACACATTGTTGTTTTTCGCACAACAGATGGTGCGTGGATACCTTGCGATGAGGCAAACATGGACTATCAGGCGTATCTGACATGGCTTGCTGAAGGCAACACACCTGAACCGTGGGAGGCCCCCCATGCCGATTGATTTTCCAAACTCACCAACTACTAATGATTTTTATACTGTTGGAAACCGCACATGGCGCTATGACGGCGAAAAATGGGTCATCTTGAACGAGGCTGCTAACCAACAAAACCAGCTGTATGACATGATGGTCATGATGAATATGGAGACCAACTAATGGCTAACAAGCGCTTCGACCATGCACCAAAGTTTGTTGTCAAAGACGATTCTGTTGTTATTCAACAGGCGGCTGGTTCTAGCGCATCTTTGCTTGACGTTAAAGACCATACTGGCTCATCCTTAATGTCAATCACGTCTACTGGCGCGATGACTGGCGCAAATCTTACTAGCCCTGCGCTGACGGGTACGCCAACTGCGCCAACAGCGACAGCGGGAACTAATACAACCCAAATTGCAACTACAGCGTTCGTGCGTACTGAGTTGTCCAATCTTGTTGATGCTGCTCCGTCTGCTCTCGATACCCTGAATGAACTTGCCGCTGCGCTTGGTGACGACGCAAATTTTTCTTCCACAATAACAACTGCTCTTGGACTAAAAGCACCGCTAGCGAGTCCTACATTTACTGGCACTGTTGTTTTACCAAGCAATACATCTATCGGCGCAGTTTCAAGCACGGAATTGCAGTATCTTGATGGGGCAACAAGTTCAATACAAACGCAACTGAACTCTAAGGCTAATACAGCAAGCCCAACTTTGAGCGGAACAACAACGGTTAGCACGTTAAATATTACTTCTTCTTATCAGTTGAATGGTAATACTCTGGTTAATCTTAGATTTGCAGAGGTTAGTCAAGTACTGACCGCTAGTGCTGCTGATTATCTTATTAATCTTCCACCTGGGGTTGATATGTTTAATTTTGTTAGCATAACCCCAATTAGCAATTTTGATAATAATATTGTTTGGCTTTTCGGCTGGGCTTTAGGTCACTGGGGTGGTATCCACGAGCCTTATCAAATCCGTATAAGAGCGCAGTTGGGTAACGGAGTCCATCTGGGCGCCGCAGTTTTTAGGGTGTATTACCGTGGATAATTATGATTTCGGTTTGCACCAGCACCTACAACAACAACTGCGACCAATTATGTGTTATTGTCTCGAGTCACCGTGGTGGGGGAGTAGGAAAGTAGATGGCGCGTCAAAGGTTTGACACTGCACCCGAATTCAGGGTGGCTGACGACTCTGTTGTAATTCAACAGGTCGCTGGCTCGTCTGCGCCCCTACTTGAACTAAAAGACCACTCTGGTTCAACTTTAATCACCGTTCATTCGACAGGACAAATGACCGCAACGGTTGCTCCATCGTTTGTTTCTGCTTCACTGACAGGAACACCGACCGCACCAACAGCGGCTGCTGGAACGAACACGACGCAGGTGGCGACTACCGAATTCGTGCGAACTGAGTTGTCTAATCTTGTCGACGCCGCTCCATCTGCTCTCGACACTCTGAATGAACTTGCCGCAGCTCTTGGTGATGACGCAAACTTTGCGACAACAGTAACAAATGCGTTAGCAGACAAAGCACCTTTGAATTCGCCTGCTCTCACAGGCACGCCTACTGCCCCCAACCCAATCACTGGTGATAACAGTGCGCAAATCGCCACTACCGCGTTTGCTAACGCTCTAGTCGAAGCATTTCTGCCTGCTGGAATGATTTCCCCATACGCTGGCTCTTCTGCACCAAGCGGGTGGCTGCTTTGTGCAGGTCAAACAGTTAGCAGGACTACATATTCGCGGCTTTTCTCCGCGCTTGGCACAACGTACAATATAGGAGAGGAAGCGGGTACTGATTTCCGTCTTCCAGACTTACGTGGGCGTACAATCGCGGGTGTTGACAACATGGGCGGCTCGGCAGCATCGCGGCTGTCGTCTGCAACAATTTCAAGTGGTGCTGATGCGCTTGGGCGCGTTGGTGGCGCAGAAACGCACGTTTTGACAGAAGCCCAATTGGCTAGTCACACGCACGTTCAGAATTCTCATAATCACACTCAAAACGAGCACACGCACGCGAACGCTTTGACTGGAAGCACGGTTTTTGCGTCCAGTAACCACACCCATCCTAGTCACGGCTCACTCCATGCAGCAGTTGGTGCGACCAACAGCGATGCTGGCAGAATTGCTTACATTGCAGGAGGTGTGTATGCCAACCCTTCTACATACTCAATTGTGGGTGGTGGTTTGGTAGTTGGCCAGAACTTTAACCACAATACCCCTGTTTATGGAGACACTGGAGGAAACTCCGCAAACCTATCCGTAGGTCTTAGTAATGCAGGTCAAACTGCGACAAACCAAGCACAAACTGCAACCAACCAAAACACAGGCAGCAACTCTGCCCACAACAACGTGCAACCAACAATGGTTCTCAACTATATCATCAAGGCATAACATGTTTACACAAGAAGAACTGCATGAACTTAGCATGATGGCGCAAGCAATTTGGGATTTGCGCCCCAACGCGACATGGGAATTGCCGCGCCCTGATTTTGATTCACTTGTTTGGAAAGATGAAGTTCAAACTAAACCAGATTGGGCAGATGTTGAAGCGCGCATGGTCATCCTTAAAGAGGAATACGATGCGCGCGCATGGGTTCGAGAGCGCCTCGCGGCATACCCTTCTATTGCCGACCAACTAGACCTCATTTACCATGGCGGTATTGATGCATGGCGTGAGACAATTAAAGAAATCAAGACTCGTATCCCGAAGCCTGAAGAGTCGATTTAGGTGATGAGGTAGTTATGCCGTTTCAACATAAACGCTTAGTTGGGCCGCTTGCACTGACAACAAGTTCAACGCTTGTGTATACAGTGCCTGCGAGCAAGACATCAATCGTGAAGCAGGTTGTAGTCGCGAATACGACTGGTAGTTCTGCCACGTTTACTTTGCGCATTGGGGCTAGTACTGCGTTGTTTAATGCGGTTACTGTTGCCGCTAACGATTCCCTTCTGATTAATTTGTCGCAAGTTTTGGAGACTACTGAGACTCTTTATGCTTCTGCTTCGGCAAACACAACTTTGAATCTGACAATTTCTGGTGTCGAGAATGATGGTCCGCTAGAACCGACAGAGACATACATTGCGGACAATGCAATAACAACCCCTAAATTATCAAATGCTTCTGTCACAACAGATAAGTTAGCAGCAGATGCTGTTACAACAGCCAAAATTGCTAATAATGCTATTACACAAGCAAAACTTAGCACAGATGTTCCGTTAAGTGGAATGAGGAATGTGCTGATAAACGGCGGGTTTGATGTTTGGCAACGCACCACTAGCAGCGAGTATTCGGCATCCCTATCAACCGCCGAATGGAAAGCCCCAGACCGTTGGTGGACAGCCCAATTAGCAACAGCAAGCACTTTGATTGTCGAGCGTAAACCTGCCGATACAACAAACTTCAACTACGGTTGCCGTGTCCAACGAAAATCTCTCCAGACAGGAACTGGCACAATTTATTTCGGGCAAACGCTAGAAAGCGTTACGTCAAAAGCGTGTGCCGGAAAGCAAGTTACGTTGTCTTTCTATGTAAAAAAGGGGGCCAATGCCCCTTCAACATTTGATGCCGTTGTCTACGGCGGGAAAGGGACAGACCAAACATCTGGTGCATTATTCTCAACGGGCTTTACGAGCGGGGCAAATTTGCTGTCGCAGACTGTTACGCCGACCACAACTATGACGAGGTACATCTACACGTTTGCTGTGGACAGCACCTATACCCAGTTGGCTCTTTGGTTTAAGTGGACACCTTCTGGTACAGCGGGTGCAGATGAGTGGTTCCAGTTTGAGGGTGTCCAATTGGAGCAAGGCACTCAGCCGACCCCGTTTGAGCAACGCCCTATCGGTGTTGAACTAGCACTCTGCCAGCGGTATTATCAAATGATTGTGTCTGGAAATAGCAAATCAATTGCACATGCTTATATGGCATCTACAACTGCATGGGAATCTATAATTAACCTACCTGTCCCCATGCGCTCGGCGGCGACTATTGATTTAGCAACAACGGTTGGTGGAGCTCAATATTTTGGCGTATACGTAAACAATTTTGAACATAGCATTAACGCTATTCCTAACTCGGATTTTGCTTCGGCAGATAGATTTAGGGTGTATGGAGTAATAGTTGGCTCAACCAGTACAGCTGGTGCATCGGGAATGTTTTATACCAGAAACGCCGCTGCACGCTTAGCGGTTTCAGCGGAGTTGTGATGTACAGGATTTCGACAGACCCAATTAGTGGTTCGCAATCCGTAGTGCTTGTTGAGGCAACGTGGTGGATTCCAATGGATGAAGCCAACTCCGACATTAGTTATAATGGATAAATATGACCGGTATTAGACGAATATCAGATTTAGGAACACAGGGTGTTAAGACTATTCTTGATGGCTCTGTACAGACAGCTGACATAGCTAATAATGCTGTTACACAAGCAAAACTTAGCACAGATGTGCCATTAAGTGGGATGCGTAACAACATCATCAACGGTGATTTTAAAATCAACCAACGGCAATTGTTGTCACGCTCCACCACGGGGTATCTCCATGACCGTTGGAGACTTGAGTGCGCCGGAGGCTCCACCACATATAGCACTCAGGCGTTTACTCTGGGAAATGAAATATCTGGTTTTGAACCAGCAAACTTTGCTCAATTAGCAGTTTCCGGTCAATCATCGGCAAGTCATTATTCTGTTTTGCACCAATATATTGAAGGCGTTAGGACGTTCGCTGGACAGACGGTTACTGTGTCTTTTTATGCAAGAGCAACATCTGGCACGCCGAAAATTTCTCTTGAGTTAGCTCAATACTTTGGGACAGGAGGTTCACCTTCTAACACTGTAAATACAAATGGAGGAATTGTGACTTTGTCAACAACATGGTCACGATACTCATTGACTGTTGCAGTCCCCTCTATTAGCGGGAAAACTGTAGGGTCAGTTGACGATGCACTGATAGTTCAATTTTGGCTTTCAGGTGGGAGCGACTACTCAGCAAGAATAAATTCTATGGGGATACAGAACAGCACTTTTCAAATTTGGGGAATACAAGCCGAACCAAACGTTCAGGCCACACCTCTAGAAATCAGGCCACACGCTTTGGAGTTGCAACTGTGCCAAAGGTATTACTACGAGTTGCGAGGTTGGGGCTTCGACGATGGGTTGTGTCAAGGACATTACTACTCCACTACGCAGTTGTGGTGCGTCATCCAGCATCCAGTGCAGATGAGGAAAGGGCCGGTTTTTGCCCTGGCTAACGGGGTTTACAACGCCTATGCAATATCGCAAGGGAACCCAGTGACGACAGCGGCTCAGTATTCTGGCACGCCACAAACATCTACAGTGTATTTTTCTGTTTTAAACGCTCGCACCCATGGTGTAGGTGGGTGGATTGCTACCGCTGCTGGAATTATGTATTTCAATTCGGAGTATTTTGGATGATGTATTTTTACAACGATGTTGAATTTTTGGGAAATGTGAAACGCCTTGTGTGCTACAAGAACGATGACGGTTTGGATTGCTGGCTTCCTGATGGGGAAGCCAATGTGTATTACCAGCAGTGGGTTGCTGAAGGCAACACACCCGAACCGTGGGAGGCCCCTGATGCCGATTAGTTCGTTCTCCGCTCCGTCCGCGATGGAACGGGTCGGCAGGGGTGCTACTATATCCGCGTTTACGGATACGGGAACTAGGAGCCAGCATGAGTGCGTCTAGCGTAAATCGAGGACTCCGCCCAGGGGTGAGCACAAGGAGTAGTAATGGCTTTCACTGAGAAAAGACTGTTTAATAGTGGTGTTGCTAGTCCGCTTGCATTGACAGCTAATACTGATACGACCATTTACACCTGTCCGACGAGTCAGACGACGACTACTATTCTTAAACAAATTGTGATGACTAACACTGGGGCGTCTTCGACAACGTTTTCAATATCCCTAGTTCCATCTGGTGGTTCCGTTCAAACGTCAAATAGAATATTCAATAGCGTGTCAATCGCGTCTAATGAAACAATTATTCTAGATGTCTCGCAAATCTTGACATCTGGTGACTTCATTTCTGCTCTTGCTGGTGCATCTGGTGTGAATATCACTATGTCTGGCGTAGAAAACGCCGGCGGAATGGTTATCTCGGGCTTGGCTGACAGTGCGGTCACGACGGCAAAAATTGCTAATAGCAACGTCACAGCGGCTAAACTAGGTCCAGACGCTTTTATAGCCAACAATCAGGCTGGCGCAATAGTTCTTATGGAGATGATGTAAATGGCTACCGGGGACAGAACAGAAACACGAGTACTAGGTCCAGTAGAACTACCGACAACACCTGGACTCATCAATGGCAACCCGAGCAACGCCGTCGCTGCGAGCCGTGTTTGGGTTGTAAAGCAAATTGCCCTATGTAATAGAACGGGAACAGACGCGCTTGTGTACCTTGCCCTAGCCCCAAACGGTGTCTCCATTGCAAACAGCCACTACTTCATGTGGGCGCTCCCTATTGCCGCCTCTGACACCCTGGTTCTTGATACGGGAATTGTGATGGTAACTGGCGACCAGTTTTATGGATATGCCGACCGTGCTGGTGTGAATATCATTGTTAATGGTTGGGTGAAAGAAGTCTAATGCCTATATCATCTGCTTTAGGTTCGTCTGCGTTGCTGCCTGCTGGCCTCGGGTTTCGTAACAAAATCATCAACGGCGGGTTTGATATCTGGCAACGTGGTACGTCGTCGTTCACGACAAACGGCGCATATACGGCAGACCGCTGGGTGATGAATTTGACGGGAACTGGGACAGCGCAAACTGTTAGCCAGGTTGCCTTTACCGCTGGCAACCCAATCTCTAACCAAGAACCGGCTTATCACATTCGCAATGCTGTAACCGGTGGTTCTGGCACATCTTCGCTTGTTGTGTTGACGCAAAAAATTGAGGATGTCAGAACGTGTGCGGGCCAGCCTGTTACGGTTTCTTTTTGGGCGAAGGTGACAAGCGGAACAGCCAACCTTGGTCTTGACTTGTACCAGGAGTTTGGGTCGGGTGGTTCGGCAACTGTTGGCGGTATCGGTGCGCAGAAGTTTGCGTTGACAACTTCGTGGCAGCGGTTTACGGCACTTATCAACGTGTCATCTATTAGTAGCAAAACAATTGGGACCAACAATTTTCTTGCTTGCCGTTTTTGGTTTTCGAGTGGCTCTGATTACAACTCGCTGAATAATTCGCTTGGCATCCAGTCTGCGACTTTTGATATTTGGGGTGTGCAGGTTGAGCAGAACTATCAGCCGACCCCGTTTGAACAACGCCCTTTTGCTGTTGAAGTTTCTTTATGCCAACGCTACTTTAGCAAATCATTTCAATTAGAAACAGCGCCCGTAAATGGGAATGGTACTGGTGATAATACAGGAAATAATCTTGTTGTATGGGCACCAACTGTTGGCAATTCTTATTCAGCAGCAATTAAATTTCCAGTAAGGATGCGTAGAACTCCTGACATCACACTCTATAATGCCGAGACATCAACACCTAACACATGGAGTGTATACAACAGTTCTGGTTCAATAAATAACTCGTATTCTGTAGTAGTTGGAACTCGTAATGAAATATCTGTATTGGTTTACGCTACATCTATTACAACTATCACTGTTTCTAACGGAGCATGGTCAGCGAGTGCGGAATTATGAAAAAGTATTTTATAACCAATTCTGACCCTTTGTGCGGTATTAGTGTTGCTCGTCTTGATGATGACGGAATAATTACATGGCTTGGCGTCCCAAATGAGGATTTAGAATACCAAGAATGGCTCGCCGCTGGCAACACACCCGAACCGTGGGAGGCCCCTGATGCCGATTAACAATTACATAGCGTCCTCTGCCATTGCTAAACCAGGAGTATGTACTAGTACTACTCGTCCTGCTAGTCCTTATGAGGGTCAGTTTATTTACGAAACAGATACAAGCAAAACATTGTTGTGGACTGGTTCTTTATGGGTTACTCAAAATTGGGCTGGTCAATGTGCATTTTCGGCGTATAACCCAAGCAATATACAAATTTGTAGTAGCGGAACATCAACAAACGTTTTATACCCATATACAGAAAGATATGACCTAGGAAGCAACTTTAATGCAACTACTGGAGTTTTTACTGCTCCAGTTTATGGTGTCTATTCTTTTTCTATTGTTTTGCACGCAATGGGAATCTCTGCCAGTACTGATTTCCTTTTCGTTAATATGACTGGCAACATTAACGTTGAGTTTATGGTCGTTTCGGGAACTAGTAATGAAAATTATAATACTAGTGGACAAGGAACACTTTCCACAGTTTTGAACGCTGGAGAAGTAGTGGGGCCACCAACTGTTGGGACAAACACAGCACAAGGTGCGGCGTACTGGCGTGGTGGAAATACTTTTAATAGTTTTACTGGAATGTTGGTGCGCCCACTATGACCATTTCATCTAACGCTACAGGACTAAGACCGGGGGTCTGTACGTCGTCTACTAGGCCGAGCAACCCGTTTACGGGGCAGATTATCTACGAGACTGACACGGGTTATCTGCGTGTGTGGGACGGTTCAGCGTGGGACTACCTCAGCCAGTCTGCGGATAACACGGCTGCGTTACGCCCAGCGGCAGGTCTGATTGGCACGGTGGCTAATTGGGCAAGCAACACTAAAACTGTTAGTTCGGCATCTCCAACAGTTGACTTGTATGACCAAACCTTGAATTTGGTCGGTGGAAGAAATTACAAATTGAACTGGTCTTTTGACGTATTCCATTCTGCTGCCGTTACATGGTTTCTATATGTTTACGTCAACACTGTGTTTACGGGGACGTTGGCATTTTCTAACTCGTACCAAATTGGTACATCGTGGATTTACCCAAATACCACTACGTCATCAAAACGCATACAACTTAGGGCGTCGTACAACTCGGGGGCTGGAACCGCCTATTTTGGAAGTTTGGCAATAGGTGGTGTGTGGCTTGAGGACGTCGGTCCTACGTGACCATTTCGGTTTGCACTAGCACCTACAACAACACCCCCGACCAATTATGTGCTATTGTCTCGAGCGTATAAGTACACCCCTCGAGGGCACAATAGTTGTAAAGAGTTTCCGCAACAAGGAGTGATGACAAAATGGAAGAACAGCTCGACCCGCAAACACTTATCGACGAACTCGTCAGGCGCATCCAAACACTAACGCTCGAAAACGTGGTGTTATCAGCGCGCCTCACAGCAGCAATCAAATCACAAAACGAAACAACTGCCAGCGGAGACGACACAGGGCAGTAAACATTGGTTACCATCAATCGCTCCGTCGCCATGATGGACTCGCTCAAGCAGGAGCTGTTTACGCTGTGCATCCAGAATGGCATTGACCCAGAGACGCTGGACATCGAAAATCCAGATTCCGACCCAGCAATAGCGGCGTCTACTCCTCACGAGCATAACTTCTATGCAATTCGTAGAATTAAGCAGGTATGCGAGGGATACGTCTTGGCTAAAGGGAAGTTTGATAATCTAGCCGAGTGATTCGTTCGGTTTACTGCCCTTCTGAGGAGTTCCTTGAAGAGGCGCAATCTTTAGCTGAAAAAAATAGCCTGTCTATAACTATTGGACGGTCGGAATCTATGGAAAATATAGATTTTGACGAAACCAGGGTATGCATTGTCCACATCCCCACAATTCACATTTTTAATATTTCATCGCCGACCCTTCCGATTGGACTGATGCAGGCTTTTGGGTATACGTGTGATTACATTGATTTTAAGAAAGATGGCAATACTCCGATACTGAAAGTCAGGTATGGGCATAATTTTTCAGAAGAAATAAAAATACAGCCTTTTTATCTAGAGTCCCATATAGCAAAGTATTCGCATAGATTTTCTTCGGCAGGCATACATGATGTGAGTATTGTTGTTGCCGGGGAAGAATATGTCAAAAATTACACATTTGAGGTGACGGAGTGAAGATAGAAGTTTTAGCGCCATGCATCAACTATTACACAGAGGTATATGACGCTTATCCATTAATAGAAATGCTTGAAGAGGAGGCCGATAAATCGTGGCCTCGGATGGAGTGGGCGAGGTCATCTACCGGGCAGGCTGGTAATACATCTGTAAATGAGTACCGCTCGTCAATGGAAATGTCCTTGCTACCGATTATGACCGAAGAGGACATACCGGAGTTAAACCACATAAAAGATGGGTTTCATAAAATATACAGTGAAATAGATAAGTGCGTCTGGGACTACAGAAACCAGTATGAATTATTTATTTCTCGTCACGAGCCATTTAGTGTTTTGAGGTATGAGAATAGCGCTGAATACCATATACATACAGACTCGTCCCCAGAGAACGGAAGAGTCATGAGTATGGTTGGGTACTTTAACGACGGATATGAGGGCGGAAAATTGGAGTTCCCATTATTTAATGTAGAAATTCAGCCAGAGGCCGGCTCTGTAATCCTCTTTAGTTCGGCATATCCATACCAACATGCTGCACACCCAGTAACGAAAGGCACCAAGTATTCCTTGGTGACGTGGTTCCAGTGAGAAAAGTAAAGTACAAGATTGCAAATTTCACTTCGGATATTCCGAGAGTGAAAAAAAACGAAATGCTTATAATTCCGCATACAAACCTACTGTGGGAAGTGCCTCCATTTACGAATAGAAACAACAAGCCAGAGTGGTGGAAAAATCTAGAAAAGGGGAAAGGCTCTCTCCGGAGGTGCCATGGAACTATTGACTACCTGTCTCTGGGCGTCACATTTTCGCTATGGACAAATGTTCACGTAAGACCGACAGCGAACAACAAAAGTTTCGAGCTCAAGCTGGACCAAATGGGCGCACCAGAAATGAGGCCAGAGTTTAGAACCGAATGGTTCCCGTACTCCTCAACGGAGGGGTGTCCGTTTGCAAAAAACAGAGAAATACCTGAAGGCGACTTTCCCAAGCTGGTTACGCCCTGGATGTTTAAAACTGCACCAGGGTATTCCACACTAATCCTTCCGACCCTATTTGAGCAAAATCCCAACTATTCAGTTTTGCCGGGAGTTGTTCATACCGACTACTACCACGCAATAAATATTGTTCTCAATATACATACTAAAAATGAGTTCACTATACCGATAGGGACCCCCATGTATCAGTTGATTCCATTTAAGAGGAGCGACAATACCTCCGAAATAATCAAGGGCAACGAAAGCATGTGGAGATTTGTAAACGGAAGAGGTGTTGGCCAGCACTACTTGGGCGATTTTGACAGAAGAATTTCGTACCGCAGGGAGTTGGCGCGAGCCGATGATTCTGTGGAAAAAGAAGACAAGTCGCTTATTGAAAGAATCCTGAGAAGATGATTAAAACAATATGTGTTGCTGGTTCAGGAACGGCTGGGAACATATTCGCCTTGATGCTTAGGCAGGCATTTCCGTCATGTGAAATCATAAAGGTCTACTCTCCAGAAATAGGCATAGTTGGCGTCGGTGAGGGCTCGACTGAACACTGGAAAATGTTTATGAATATGTGTGAAATCCCATTAGGGGAGATGATTGTAGAGACTTCAGCTACACACAAACTAGGAATTAGGTTCGAAGGGTGGACAAATCACACCCCTGATTATTTTCACAGTATTAGCGGCAACGAGTATCTAAACCAGTTTGGGCTAATGGGGCTGTACTCGGGTCTTAATGAAAACAGAAAACTTCTAACTAATTCAATTTCTTATAGAGGTCTTATAGAGCATTCCGTCCACTCGAAAGACCCACACAACAGGACAAATCAGTTTCACTTTGACACTTTCAAGCTCAATAAATACTTCGAAAAGCTGTGTATTCAAAGGAATATAAAACTTGTAGAGGCTGAGATAAAAAATGTGGAAATTGATGTGGAAAACGGACGAATAAAGTCCCTTCACCTAGACAATAATAAAGCTGTCAGTGCTGACATATTTATTGACGCAACGGGTTTCAAAAGAGTGCTGATGTCGGCCGTCGGCGCAAATAAATGGAAGTCATATTCTAAATTCCTCCCTATGAATGCGGCAATCGCATTTCCTTCAGCTTTGCCAGAAGACAGAAAAATAAACCCCTTCACTAGGGCTATAGCAAAATCATCTGGGTGGATGTGGGAAATTCCCACACAAGAGAGACGTGGCAACGGTTATGTGTACTGCTCTGAATTTATTTCTGAAGAAGAGGCTGTTAATGAGGCGTCTACTCAGGTCGGCTTCGAGGTTGAACCAGCAAGAAAGTTCTCAATAGACCCAGGTTGTCTTGAGGAGCAATGGGTGAAGAACGTCATTTCAGCAGGACTATGTTCAAGTTTTGTCGAGCCACTCGAAGCAACCTCCATAGGTTCAACAGTGATGCAATCTGTGGCGGCAGTTAGGTATTTGGCTGGATACAACGGAAGCCCGGTTTTGGCAAAAAACTACAACGCGCGGATGAATGAAATGATGGAGAATCTCGTGTCCATGATTTCTCTTCACTATCTCTCAGATAGGGGAGATACGGAATTTTGGAGATTCGCCCAGGGGCTGGATAGGCCGGAATATCTGGTCGAACTTCTGGAGCTTTGGGCAGTGAGACCACCGACAGAGGGGGACATGAAGAAGGGGCAATATGAGTTATTCCATGAACCCCATTTCTGGCATGTAGCTCAGGGCCAGGGGCTCATCAGCGCTGACGCCTCCTCGCGTATAATTGACATGCTTGGTATTAGGCAGGCAGTCAACAAAAAAATATGGGACCTCAAGGTTGAGCAAACCGCTGAACCAGTGATTGACCATCTAAAAGCACTACTTGCTCTAAAGGAGTAAAAATGGGTATAGAACAGTTTCTATCTGCGGAAGATAAAAAGGCTGCACTTGGGGAGGTTAAGTCACTCCTTGAAAGGGAGATTTATTTCCTGTGCCTGAAAACGGGCGTAGACCCGGAAGAGATTGACCCAGAGACGTTTACCGCTCAGGGGGTAATCAATCCCGTGCCCGTGAGCATGATGACGTACCAAATAATTGAAACCCATTGTAAGAATCTAGTAGCGGTTACAGCAAAACTAGCGACAATGTAGGGCCCGGATTATGGTATGGCCCCAGTATCTAACGCTACCAAATGAGGTAATTTTTAGACCACCGGCAACGGAGCCGCCTGGTTACAATGGCGTTTTTCAGTTAATGAAAAGCTTTTTTGTTGTTGAAGGTCTAAATGTTCCCAGAACTGGGCGTTGCGAGAATCTTTGCTATAGCTCGGACTCCCCGGTTGTTGGCACAAAATATGAAAGCGAAGTAAACCTACTCGGAAAGAAGTCACCATTTTCCGGCACCTCACTAAAGACAGAGAATCTAAAAGTAGTGCGGTGGGTAATGGATGTAAAAGGGCTGTTTTCTATTGTGTATCTGGAATACACAGAACACCCAGTCGTCTATGGTGAATCGAGAGACTCTTTCTATTTGGAACAGGACGACTCCCCGTCAGCGATGTGGGTTGGCAGAACTCTTCCAGAGCTTTTCAAAAACATGAGAGAATGGTCCATCCTTCTGGATGACCCCTTCAATTCTGACCACCCCGTTGCACAGATTTCCAAAGCTGCATTTGATTACATGGGCACCCCAGAATGGGTGTATGAGGAAATAGATAATATGCCCGATATGCATTTATCTAGATTTCTCAAGGGCGATGAAAACTATAGAGAGCTCGTATGGGGGTTCCCTCAGTTTTCTAACGAAATGATTGATTGGCTTGACAGCCACTTTAAAGCCAATAAATTCAAATCTCTTGAGCAGATGCTTGAGGAAATGTAATGACATTACAGGAAGAAAAACTTTACAAAGAAGCCCAACCGTACAACCACGGATTTTTCGTTTTATGGTCTGATTGAAACATTTAAATCAGATGTTCAGACATCAGACAGAATATCTGGCCTATAAATCACCAATGCCCGACTGGGCACTCGGCGTGCTGTAGACGCACCTTGAGGTTCATAAAACAACCACACTTACGACACTGGTTTGTCGCTTCAATAAAATGAGGGCATTCGGTACATATTGAGTACCTATTACGCGCTTCTTCATCGGATGCGTATTTGGTCGACTTCCTGAAAAAGTCTAAAGGAGAGGCTTTTTTACCGCGATTTTCTCTTGTCACGAAAGAGAGTCTATCTTGCCTTGCAACATGGCGTAAGCATTGCACAGTTCTTCAATTCGTGACACCTCGATTGATTTACTGGGATTCTTTTCGTCATCTTTAAGTGATGCCAAAATTGAGTTTTCAAATGGGTTGGAAATATCTATATCATCAGGGTCTATCCCATTGATGGCCAGCAGTCTGAACAACTCTGTCGCTATTTGTGACTTAGCAGCAGAAAGCGAAGCCATTTTCTGTATGTTTGAAATTTCAAGTTTCATTTCTTCTCCTAATTATTAAGAACAATTATCTGCATTCCTGGAGTGCCAGCTATGCTCCACGGGGGAATCGGTAAGCTTGATGTACCACCAGAGGTGTCAATTGATATCCCGGAAGGTGGGGATGTCTCGGTAACCAATATTACTCCTCCTCCGCCCCCAGGATTGCCATTAGTTCCTTCTGTTACTGAGCCAGCAGTTCCCGCTGGTCCGGCCAATCCAGCTACCCCTGCAGCACCACCAGGCCAATCGAAGGAATAGTGCCCTACGTTTAGAACTGGTCCAGCATGTCTGTGTACATTTACATCATGGGCTCGGGGCGCTCTATGGTGTACGGTGTACTGGCCGGTAACGTATTGTATGCCGCCGGAGAACCCGCCTTGACCGCTGTTATTTGCCCCAGTATGGTTCACGTTGGCGTTGTGATGATAATGAACAGGGTTATCAAGTTGCATGTGCGCATAATTACCCGCTGGAGCTCCACCGGTAGATGAAGGAGAGGAAAAGTGATTATGGTTTACCCCATTTATAGAAGTAAAATCACCGGCGAACGGAACAAAGTTATTTAGTATCCCATGGTCATGGTGGGTTGCTGCCGCAAAAGTCGGAATACCACCTATTGATGCTGAGTAATGCTCTTCATACACATATCTTTGAGACGCAGAGCTGGCATGACTCATGATAAATGAGCCATTCGTTGGGTCTGGAAAACCAGCCGTACGCGCGCCAGCATGTGAATGCGGCAGTGGGGTTGTGTGGTGGTCCTGTCCACTGTGGTGCGCTGGCCTAGTGTGATGGTATGTATAAAAGGCAACAGCGTGTCCAGTCTTAGCGGCTGGAGAAGAGCCTCCCGAACCAGGCGAGCCTCCATGCATTGGCCCTGGCGCTATTGCCGGTGTTTTATCAATTCCATTCCTTCCTTGACTAAAAATTGTTCCACTTCCAGCGACAGTCTTTGCCGCGACTATTACAACAGGTCCACCAAAACCTCCTGCTCCGCCAACCCCCGCTGTACCCGGCGAAGCCAAAGCGCCTCTTGTCCCTGGCGTTGCATCCGAGCCTTTTCCACCAGGAACACCATGGTTGTTTGCATCTGGTGGATACTGTCCAGGACTACCGCCTGTACCGGCAGAACCGGGCCATGTTGCAGGGGAATCTGTACCGGGTGTTAGTGTTCCATTTGTTCCAGATGTTCCTCCGGAACCGCCAGAAAGCTGCCTCAAAATCCCAGAAGACTCCCGGTATGAGCCAGATACAGCAGATTGCACATCATTTAAAATAGATGCGGGTATTTGTGTTGCTGTTGTTCCAGGACCAGCTCCGCCTATTGAGTAAATTACCGCAGTAGAAGATGGTGTATTCCCAGATACAGTACCGGAAGTAACAGTTGTATTGCTTTTCACACCTATGGAACCATTTATCGTCAGTGCACTTTTCACAAAAACCCTGAACCCATTCGTGTTTAGATGAACCCCAGAATTTATTGTTAGATTGTTATAGTGCATGTCCCTAGATAGCGAGGTGTTGGCTGAAATAACAACGTTTCCATCCACGCCACTTCCATAGACAGAATCGTTGCCAATTCTTTGTTTAAAGGTTTTATCTGGAAATCTTACGAGCGAACCCATGTTATATGACCTGCATGTAAAAAACTGTCCCAGCGTTTTGACCAGCTACATCCGTAGCCACTCCAGATGGAAGTGAAACCCCACTTGAAACAATTAATATGACTCCTCCACCGGCAGGTGCTGTTCCTGGAGCCCTAAACGATGCAGTTCCTGATGATGGTCCACCTATGTATCGAGCAGAAACTACCACAACTCCACCACCCGGCTGGCTGTTCCCACCAGCGCCGCCCCTAAGGTATGTTGGGCCACCCCCAGATGCGGTGATAGAATAACCAGTTATCGCCTGATGTGGAACTCTAAAATATTCAGTGCCGCCTAATGCTGCGGTAGGTGGAGTAGCGGTAAATCCAGAAGCTGAACCACCAAGGCTATGGGTAACCGATGTAGACGCTGCACCACCCTGCTGTATGGAGCCAGCGGTTGAAAACCCAGTAGTAAAACCAATTACCGAGCTAGAGCCAAAACTGAGAGTTCCCTTTACGAATATTCTGTATCCGTTTGGCGCTAGTCGTACTCCAGAGTTAATAGACAAGTTCTGAAAATGAATGTCTCGAGTCATTGAGTAGACGTTCCCAGATGGGGTCATGCTTAAAACTGCGCTAGACCCGTCTAGGGTGGCGTTGCCATCCATCCCGGTTCCATATACCGGGTCGGCTGAGTCAAGAAACTGCGCTAGTGTATTTTGCGCTGGGTAGCGCTCAATGCCAGGCATCGATTACTCCTCATAGGCATTGATTGTTACGGAGACAGTACCGCCAGCTCCACAGTAAAAGTAAAGCCTATCTGTTGAAGCCATCCGAATATTTGTATTGAAAGTTATGGTCTCGTTTGCTGCTATTGACTGACCATTGAATATTCTGTTTACTGAAGTTTCTGACCCAGTAGTCGAAACGCCAAAAGTAACAGTTGTAGCAGAGCCGGAATTACAAAAAATAACCTGCTTAACTACCCCGGTCGTGGCAGTCGGCGAATAACGCCCTGTTGCCGTATCAGATGACCAGCTACCAGTTGGGACTGCCTTGGGGCCAAATCTCACTGCATCCAGACTCATGCGGATACCTCCATAATTGTTTTAAGCTGCAAATCTCTGAGGTTCGTTGCATAAGAAATCGAACCGCCAGTACCGAAGTTTACAGAAGACCCATCTGTGCCAGAGAAGCTAACGGTGTTGCTCACCGTAAGCGTTTTAGTGTCGGCAACTGTTATCGTTGCCCCGACCGCCGGGGGCGTAAGGGTAACTCTGTTGACGACTATGGGGGTTTGCAACTTTTCGGTCGTAATTGTCCCATCGCCAACAACAAACTGCTCTGAGTCAACCCATGCAACTCCGTTGTAATACTGAACCTTTTGTTCGTTAACTAGATAAACGAATCTCCCCGGGGCGAGGGCGGGTTTTGTAATTCCGTCTCCAAAGGCATTATTTCTGGCTGTTGCATTTGCAAAGATGGCAACAACCTGGTCCATGAAATAGCCATTGAGCTCGTCGTCCGAGAGCACCTCACCATTTCTGAAAATTTTTACACCGAGACCAGCCATATGCCCTCCAGATACTTGATAATTTTACCATTTGAATAAAAATGAATGAGCACTTTTACCTTCGCACTTGACCTACGTCTGGGGTGGTAGGAACATTCGTACCAGGGTTTGCGTAGGAGAAAGTGTCCGCTGTAACTGCGGTTACCGTGTATGTACCACTAAAAGGCCCACCAGAGGCGTCTACATCTATAACCTCAACAATGTCACCAACCAGAATCCCGTGTGTTCCGTCTGTGGTAATTGTTGCGACATCACTTGACCTTGATTTTGAAAGAACATCGAACCAGTCATAACCGTCGTTTGTCTCTCCAATCGGAATACCACTAGATGAGCCGACTATGCCAAGAACTGGGTTACCCACCGTGAACTCGAACTCATCTTTAGCTTCATGATAGATTTTGTACCCCATCGGCCTAGCGTCTTCCACCGACTGGAGGATTAACTCGCTTGATTCAAGTTCAGCGACACAATCGGAAGTTTCATTAACCAAGGTTTGAATAAGTATCTTGAATGGGTCGCCAAGGTATTCCGGTGTTATAGCTACCGCATATGTAGAGGGGTTTCCGTTTTTAGTAAAATGAAGGCACTGTTTTGCAGATTCCAAGAGAGCCTGTCTGCTCCCTGCAGCAATTCCGTAAAACCCTGTTGATAATTGCCATCTTTCATATGACCGCTCAGCTTCTGAAGACGGCAAATATGGTGAACCAGAAGAGCTGTATACGTTTTTTCTAGATTTTGTCCCAACGAATTGAGCCAGCCATGGAGCGTATCTGGGATTTACGTAATATGGGTTTGACAAGGTGCTGTGAACATTGTTGATTGTTATTTGCTCTTGAAGCGAGTTCAGAACATACGGCTGGTGCTCATATAGGGCCTTGTACTCCTCAAAAGCATCATCGGCAGAAGCAGTCATACAGTCTATTAGACGATGCATCGGCATGGTTGGGTCTGTTTGCTGAGAGTCAATATCCCAATAAAAGTCCGGCATAAGCAGTCTCGAGCTATGAACAAATATATTTTCATAATACATTTGGTCATCTATTAGGTTCGGAGAAGTTATGTAAACAATAGAACCATTATGTCCACTTACTTCAATTCTCGCCTTTACCGCGTAAGTTGCTGAAGAACTTATTGGGATAGTAAGCAAATTACTTCGTATCGTGGTGAAAGAACCTGGATATACGGTCTTGGTTAGTGGTGTTACTGATGTGTGGGCTTGTGTTGATAGATGTAGGTATGTTGTTACGGTACAGACCGATGGGGTTATGATTTTTGCATTAAACGAAAATCTTCTAGCGTTATCGCCTACAAGTAACTGTGTTTCAAAGTCTGTGTAAACATGAATATCAGCTCCAGTGACTGGATTTATGTTTAGTGAGTACCTTGAGAGCACGCTGTAGGGTTCAGGTACTATTTCTATGGTCGGTGTTATTGATAGAGATGATGAGCCAACACGCCACCCTGCATCATAAGAATACGAAGAAGTTATTTCAGATGGATACCCCGTAGAGCGAGATTTTACATACAGCCCGGTTTGGTCGCTAAATCGATTAACTGTTTTTGACATGTTTATACCGAAACGTAAGTAAATATTATGCCTGTCGGGTCCAGTGAAGGGGCCCAGCCTTTACGGGAAGGCTCGAGGTCCGTGGCGAGCTGAGTCAACCACCCATCTGCGGTAGTTCCAATTAAGGAAAGAGATTGGACATATCTAACACCAGGGATTTGGCTAATTAAGCCGATAATTACATTCTTTCTTACGATGTCTTCGTGCGTTGGGAATCCAGACGGGCTTAAGTATTCAATTACTGTATTTTCAATAATTTGTTCTAGAGGTTCCCTATCGTATGCTGTATCCAAAACTATTGAACCCTCTATCGAAAGAGGAAGAATTCCCATATTTTCTACGTTGACAGTGAGGCCACCTATTGCTGCCTCTGCTACAGCAAGTTTGATTATTTCTTTTTGTTCTGTTTCGACAAATCCACCAAGACCATAAACATATGTTGCTATATGACCGACAACCTCTTTGCCGCGCACTGCTGTTCCAGAATCTGAAGTAGACGATACGTTTCCTCCGGCGCTCAAATATGAAAAAGTAGTTGAAGTAATTGCAGTAACTTCTACTTCTCCGTCAAAAGCTCCAGAAGGAGAGCCCGCAGCAGATATATCACTTACCGTAATTATGTCACCGACAAGTATCTGGTGAGCTTCCGATGTTGTCAGCGTTGCAACACCAGATGCCCTTGATTTAGTGGTAATAGAATAAGTTTTTTCTGTGTCTCTATTACCAACGTCTGGGTCACCGTTTGTTAGGTCATAAGTTCTAACTCTTCCTACATAGCCGACGTAATTATTTGCTATAAATGCATCAACCTGAGTTGACTTTGCAAGAGTGGAAGATAGGGACGAAAGATACGATGTGGCTCTCGACAGGAATTCTGCAGAGTTTTCTTCATTAAAACCATTTTGGAAGTAGCTGCCAGCAGCAACGCTAAGTATTTCTGTGGACGGGGAAAGAATCAGCAGCGACTCCCCTTCTGCAATAACTGGTATAACACCGGGCAAAAATGCTTCACACAATACTGTTCCCGATGGGTACGGGTCCCCACCAACGTATGACTCGTCTGCCGGTATATCGAGCGATTCAACTGTCTGAAATACAATCTCAGTTGTTTCATCTTCGAAGGTGTAGGGGTATCCAAATAGCGTTCCCGAAGCTATTGTTGCCCCCTCGTAGGAATCAGCCGTTATTGTTACGGACATTTCTGCAGGAATAGCGGGTCTCTGCGTAACGCCCATCATGGAAAGTATTCCAGACATAACACTATCTGGGAGCCTGTTGAGACCAGTTGCCATCTGCCACCCAATATATGAAATTGCCTGGAACATGGCGTCTTCCACTGTTCCAACTCGCAAATTAAACTCCGGGAGAGTCAATCTCGCCATTTCTATAGCTTCGAGATAAAGGTCTCCCGGAGTCTTGTCGAAAATTGTCAAATCTACGTACTGCGAAAAATCAGCCGTCATCTCATCCCTCCGTTATAACAAATGAAAAACTTACACCAGCAGTGCCGTCTGTTTTTGTATTCACTGATAAGGAGGTAATTTCTACCTCAGGAACATAACGTGCAGCATTCAAAATAAATAAACCCCTATCAATCGAGGTAAAAGACGGGTCATTGACCCCAAAAAATGGGGAATACGGGTGTGTTCGAGGCTCAGTGAGGATAGCCATTGTCAATAGTTGTGCGTAATAATCCTCAGAACCGTCACGAAGAAGCTCTAGGCCGTCAGAGCCAAATCTTATAGGAAATTTAATTGTGTTCATTGTTTTCGCTCTCCTGAATAATACATTTTAATTCATTTTTTAACCCTAATGCGACGTCATTTGTTGCCGATATTGAGGTCATGTTAAGTCCCCTGTGAGTAGGTAAGAATTTAAATCAACACATACTAGCGTCGCCACTGAATAGCGCGCCCTTAGGCTTAAGGAACGAGCCGTGTCAACAGATACTCCAGCTCCTGGGATTATTGTAAAAGTTCCAGTCGCACGTCTAGCAAAATCAACTTTTTGACCAATCGCGAAACCTGTTGATGAATTAATCTCAAGCGTGCATGTTGTTGTGTTGTATAAAAGTTTTCCAGCCGCAGAAGCACCTAGGGGGCCATTAGAGACAGCCTCAACGGGTTGCGCATTGCTCCACAGGGAGACCCATGATTCTCCATCCCACAAAAAGTAAGAATTAGTATCTGTAGCGTAGGCGAGACAGCCCTCCGGTAGAGCAGCAACAACTTCCGGGTATATTGCTGTGGACTCCATGATTAAAATCATTGATTGATTAATAGGTCTTGCGTTTCCAAAAACAACCATAGAAGTCATTGCCTGGTTAGAGAAAGCACAGAGCACCGTGTCGTCAATTATCATCTTGGTGCTTTGCGTTACGCCGAGGGGCATTAGGGGGCCATATGAAATTCCAAGAGCCTGCACATATATTACTATCCGTCCATCTGGGTAGGCCTTGGTGACAACACCTTGATACATCTCCCCTGGTCTCTTAGGGGCAGATGCTGCCTTATCGCGACGAACTGGGGCGTTCTGAATTCCATAATCTGAAATCATGATGCGCCTGGAGTGTTTTCGAATTTCCCATTTGGAAATCTTTTTTTCATAACTTCTAATTGCTGTCTAGATATGAGTTTTCCATAAATAGATGCGTTGGCTATTGCTTCTTTTGTTGTGTTTCCACGAGCTTTGGCAAGAAACAAACCAGAAGATTCCGCATATCTAAAAGAGCTTGTATCTGATTCGATATAACCACCAACTATTTTGTTTTGTATGACTGCGATTTGCTTACCATGTATCGGTGTTGGAACAGAAATAGTTACCCTATTCCCCATGACATTGATACTATTTATTCTAAATAAAGTTGTTGATGCGGCTAGCCTTGATGAGCTAGATGCGTTTTTAAAATCTACAGGTAATATTGTTAGTGTGTCGTTGACCTGTAGGTCAGATACAGAGTCAACCCCCAGATGCAAATATGGTGCCTTCTGAAAAGAAACAGATGAAGCAACGGGAACAAGCCCAGATGCATCTGAAGACCTAAAAAAGCTGAGAATTTGACACCTAGAAAGTTGAACAGGTACAGAACCAGAAGAAAGCACTTTTGTCCATATTTGTGGAACCAAAAGAGCGTAAGGCTTGCCACCGTTTACCCCGCTTTTTCTAGTCACAAAAGTTGCTGAATATAAGGTTCTTGGTTCATTGTCAACCATAAACACCGGCCTAGACCATAGGTTTATGTTCCCTGTTTCAAAAATGCCCTTAGTTTTCGGGGGGTAGTTGTATGGGAGTGACGCACTAGGGAGTGGAAATATGTTTAAGTTTGCTGGCGGAGTAAAAAATCTAGGTATGTTGTCCTGTTTAAAAACTTGATTCTGCACAACAGAAGTATTGGCCAAGACGTCTATCACCTGCGGACCCCTTTTGCCAATTTCTAAGTCTTTTATTTCTTTTTCTTCTTTTTCTGGCTTCTTAAAAGATATATTCACGGGGTCTGGAACCAGGTCACTGAATGTGACTGAATCGATTAGGTAGTAGCCATTAAACGTTGGTACGCCGTCTATTTTTATTGTCATTCCGGGACGAAGACGGACGGCGTTCGCTCTGTCGATAATTGCATTGCCACTCCCATCGAAAGGATTATTTTCCGAAATCGTCACGTTTGGAACAGATAGAAGCTGTAGTGAATTTCTGGCTGATGACTCGATTGTTGGCTGAAAAGAAAACGGCTTCACTGAAGATTGTTGAAAGTGTGACTTATATATCACCGGTATGTACTTATTTTGTTTTGAGTCTGACTTTTTCTTGGTTTTCTTTTTACTCAGGGGAACTTCGTGTGTACCCCATCTCTTCAGGAGGAACTTTTCTGAAGCAAATACCAGATATCCGTCAACTTCAAAAACTACGAATTTAGCTTCTGTAGCCAGATTTGTTATAACATCCCACACAGAGTCTGCTTTATTTCCGCCCGATGCTTTATTTATCTGCTGTTTTTTGTTCGTACTTTGTCCAAAAAACTTAAGACCATATTTTTTCGCTGCCTGCTGCACAAAGGCGGTTCCGCTACCCTTTATACTGCCTGGTCTCCTATCTCTTTTCATTTGTTGAATAGCCCTCGAGTAGCAGCGAACCTCCACGGTTGGGCTTGCTCCTGGCCCCTGAGATACCGTAACGTTGGCTATCTCAAAAAGCTGTGTTTGCTTTTCTTTTACATCGGGATTCCTTGTCCCCTCAATCGTCCCAAATGTTTCTGTTACATAGGCAACAATTCTTCCTATTGAGAAATAGTTGTTCTCGAGCATTTTGAGACCAGTATCGCTTACGCTAAAAGATATTTCACTTGACATATTCATCGCATAACTAACGTTTAGGTTTATAAGGTTTGCCCTTACGTCGGCAATTTGGTAGTTCTTTTCGTCTACGAAGTAGATAACACCGCCCGCCTGTCTTAGGAGACTTGTTGGTGTCGGCAAATAGGTTATCGAAGCAGGCATTATGATACGCCCCTGGCGCGTAGCGCCCCATCTGTTGCCGTGGAATTATATCTATCTATAGCTGCCTGTACTCTTGCATAATCCTTACTTGGAATTGTCCAGTAAGAACATTTGGCATTTTTTGTCTGCCTCTCAATAAGTTTCTGTGCCTTTAGAGCCAGTGCTAGCCCTGAGTTTACGGGGAGTTGCTGCAGGTTAATCTTAAGTTTGTTGGCGCCCGACAGTGTGGTTCCGGCGGCCCCTCTTCCACAACCCTCGATTGTTTCTCCATCTTTTGGCGGAGGAGGATTCCACGGTGGTGGCTTTGGGAACTTAATTAAGTCAACAAGTTCGTGCGGAAACTCCGTTAGAGTTATGTCGCATGATGCTCTGCTTATTGAGCCATTAACGTTTCTGTAGACAGATGTAACGCTAAATTCTGATATTACAAATAGAGCGCCCGCATTGCTTGAGTTCTTAAACGGAAATTTCAGCTGAGTTGACATTATTTCGTCAAGACCCATAAACACTATCGGGTAAGGAGACAGCGATATTTTTCTTAAATTGTTCAGCTGCTGGTCCACCGACGTGGTTATAACTTTTCCATCTATTGCGCTATCAAGCGTTCCTGATGTGTCAGATGAAACAAGGAATGTGAAAGAAACCTGCATCAGCTTGTAGCTCTGCCAGTCAACTATTGGCCTATTGGCTACTCGTTCTATGGTTGACCAGTTAGAGCCTATTGAGCTATATGAAATTTGATTAGGTTTATGCAAGAACTGGTGCGACAGGGGTGCGATTGTGTTATCGGTAACCTGCATTAATTTGGGTGTCACTGGCACTTGCGCAAGTGTTCTCGGTGCACCAGCTGCATTGATAAGCTGTCCTCTTGACCTTTGAGCATCCCCCACGCTGACAGATATATTAACTGGCATTCCAGCTGAACGAGAAGCAACAGCACGTGGAGTAGAGGTTGATAAAGCGGCTCTGGTAGCTAGGGCCTCCGAGGATTTTGCATCAACAAGGGCTATGGCCTGTTCTCGAGTTTTGCCAATAGATACAAGTTCATCAACTTGTGCTAGGCGTATCGATTCCCCGGCTGCAGCCATAAGCGAATCCGTCGACTGACCAGAAGTGTCCCTGGTAAAAAGAACGTCAAGCATGAATTGGGTGTCTCGTGTTCCAGGTGCGGAAAACTTGGCAAAAGGATAAAATTTATTTTCAAATGGGTTATGCCAATACCCGGGGTAGACAAGGTCCCCATTGTCGTCATTGACTGCTGTATACGTCTGGGAGCTTTCCACCCAAACCTGTATGTTGCTGTAAGAGTATGGGTTTAGTGATGAATTAAGAGGGAATTTCTTTAATCGAGCAGTGGCTACATACAGTTTATTGCCGGAATATTTATGCGTGAAGACCGGAAAAGAACCTGTATATTTTCTTCGCAGCTGCGTAGGTCTCGTCACCACTCTTTTTTCATATTTAATACGAGATTGCTCGACAAGTTCGTCCCCCGCCGTGTACTGGACATATGAACCCATTAGAGGTAATGGCATCCAGTATTCGTCTTCGTCCAACCTTGACGAAGAGACGCCATCGGGCTGTGTTCTAAATAGGTGATAGACCGGATATCCGGGGTATAGAACACCTACACCGTTTTGTATCTTTCTCACCTCTACGTAAAAATATGTATTTCTGATAGCTTGGTTTACAGGCATCACGAACGCTCCCTGGCTATTGATTCGGCACGCTTTATCTTCTGCATAACAACATTGGCTATTTCTTCTGGCGAACTATTGCCACCATTGATGTGGAATGTATATGTATTACCACCACTGCTTGAAGTGCCAGCGACAGCGGTGGAAGACATCGTATTAACAGATGGCGTCATTGCATCGCCTATCGCGCCAGGACCCGGGACGACGTGCAGATGTCTGCTGCCAGCTGTTCCATGGAATTCAGCAAAACCACCCGACTGGCGAGTTAGCACTGCATACTGGCCAAGATTCTGACCAACAAGGTCTATCGCTCTCCCCGTTACATGGTCTGAGTTTATTGAGCCAAGATTCCCAGTCCTGTATGAGGAAGTAATTGTTCTGTTGCCAGTTAGTTGCGCATTTATTGCGCCATGGCGAGCCATTGTCTGCGATAGACGCGAAGAAGTTGTATCACCAACAGAAGAGCCACGAGGAGTTGATGTGTCAGCTTTTTCTGCAATAAGTTTTATAAACTTATTCGTCATCCACTCTGGTTTGTTCGTACTGCTGAAGTATATAGCCATATTCTTCGAGAAGTTGTCCACAGCGGTTTTAAACGTTTCGCTGGCAGTATCCATCTTTTCAGCAACCAGATTTGCCCCCTCGTCCATGTCGCTAAGGGAAAGCTTATTGTTTTGTCCGTACTGAGCAAATATTTTGCTAGCTTGAGCCGACATAAATTCAGATTCAGTTGCAAAACCTGAATCTTTAATTAGCTTCTTTTTCTCTTCTTCCGTTTTGTCGGCAAGAGGGTTTTTAAAGTTAATCTTTCCGGCTTCATAGTCGGTAAGGAACTTACGTCTGTTATCGGCACTCATTCCAGATATGAGGCCGCCTATCTCTTTATCATTAGACAGGAACCCAAGACCAGCCATCTGCGCCGATATGTCGGCAGAAGCAGTGCCTATAAATCCCTGCTCTGTTTGTCTGTTTGAGGCATCAAGAGCATTTGTGACTCTATCTGTGAAGAAGTCCTTTGGGTCTATCCCGTACATAAAGCCACCAGGTTTAAATGCGGCTCCTGGGGCATCCTTTGTTCCTAGCTGGTCC